TCCCGGCGTCACCAAGACCGACTGCATCGTGCTGGACTTCGGCACCAGCACGCTGCTGCACGGCTCCCTGGAACAGGACGTCGACCTGGATGGCCGGACGTTCATGGGCGAGGCGCCGAAAAAGGACTGCCCCGAGTGTGGCGCCCAGGTACCGGCGGCGTCATTGGAATGTCCCCTGTGCGGCCACGTCTGGGAGTGCCCGGAGCCGGACTCCAAGGCGGATCTGACCGACTTCGTGATGTCGGAGGTAGACCTGCTCAAGCGTTCCTCCTTCCGCTGGTGCGATCTGTTCGGAGACGATGCGGCGCTGATGGCCACGGGCTTCAGCGCCTGGGCCGGCGTGTTCTGGTTGTCAGGTCGCTGGCACGCCGTGGGCGGCGGCAAGCAGCTCGCGACCCGGCTGCTCGCCATCGGCGAGCGCACCGTCTGCCTGGCGCAGGCCGACGACTGGCTCAACACGCACGAGAGCGACGACACGGCCCGCAAGTCCCGCCGCTGGCTCAACCAGCCACCCACCGAGCAGCAGCTGCGCTACCTGCCTCCCGAGTACCGCCAGGACTTTGGCCTGACCCGCTATCAGGCCTCCTGTCTGCTGGCGTTTCGGTTCAACAAGCGCGACATCCAGGCCCGGGTGTTCGGTGCAGCAGATGAGAAGGAGGCGGCATGAATGCTCTGTGCGATCTGTGGCCGCGAAGGCCGGGGCTTTTGCTGGGTGTCGCCGCCCAGAACCGGGACCAGGCGGCAGTTCAAGCGATTCTGCTCCATGCGCTGCCAGGACATTCATGCGCGCAGGGCGAAGGCCGGAGGTGGCGTCGTGATTGATCCCACCCACAACGAGAAGGCCGCGATGGAGGCCGTGCTGCCCCGGCTCGGGGAATACGTCGCATCCATCGGCATGGACCGGCCGCTGGCCGACTACAGCCGCGAGGAGATCCTGCAACTGGTCGACGTGGTGCTCACCGCCTACTTCGACAACCTGCGGGACCTCACGCCCGACGACGTGCCGTTCTGAGGGGGGGTGGTCATGCTCGATTACAACCACCGCCCCAAATTCCATGAACAGGTCACGGCCATCATCGACGCGGCGCTGACCGCCGAGCACGCCTCCCGGACGCCGCGCCACTATCTGGGCGCCTCACGCCTCGGCGTCGCATGCGAGCGCGCGCTGCAGTACGAGTACGCCCAGGCCCCGGTCGATCCGGGACGCGAACTGCCCGGCAGGGTACTGCGGATCTTCGAGGTCGGGCATGCGCTGGAGGCGCTGGCGATCCGCTGGTTGCGGCTGGCGGGATTCGATCTCCATACCGAAAAGGCCGACGGCGGGCAGTTCGGATTCTCGGTGGCCGGCGGCCGCATCCAGGGCCATGTGGACGGCATCCTGGCCGGCGGTCCCGAGACGCTGGGCCTCGCATATCCCGCGCTGTGGGAGTGCAAGACCATGAACGCCCGTGCATGGCGGGAGACGGTCAAGCGCGGCGTGTCGCAGGCCAAGCCGGTCTATGCTGCCCAGATCGCCGTCTACCAGGCCTACATGGAGGCGAGCGTTCCCGGCATCTCGCAAAACCCCGTGCTCTTTACCGCCATCAACAAGGACACCCAGGAACTCTGGTTCGAGCGGGTACCGTTCGACGGCGGACTCGCCCAGCGCATGTCGGACCGCGCCGTGCGCATTATCCAGGCCACCGAGGCGGGCGAGCTTCTGCCGCGCCTCGCCACCACGCCGACGCACTACGAGTGCAAAGGCTGCGCGTGGCAGGACCGCTGCTGGAGCCAGGCATGATGGCGGACAACATCATCTGGCTCGATTTCAACGACGCGCCGGACCAACACGCCCTCCCTGAACGGGACACGGAGGCCCTGCGACGCGGGCTGCTGGATCACCTGGAGGAGGCACTGAAGCATCTGTTCCCGGAAGGGAAGATCCGCGGCCGGCAGTTCTTCATCGGCGACGTTCGGGGCACGCCGGGCAAGAGCCTGGTGGTGACGCTCGACGGCGAGCATCGCGGTCTGTGGAAGGACTTTGCTACCGATGAAGGCGGCGATGCCATCGACCTGTGGGCTGCTGCCCGCGGGCTGTCGGCGAAGCGGGATTTCCCGCAACTTGCCGAGGAGATCGGTCGCTGGCTGGGGCATTCTCCTCAGCCCCGGGGCAAGCCCGACCGGAAACGCACAGAGCCCCATCTAGACGATCTCGGCCCCTATACCGCCAAGTGGGACTATCGGGACGCGGACGGCCAGCTGATCGCCTGCGTCTACCGCTTCGATCCGCCCACCGGTAAGGAGTACCGGCCCTGGGACGTGCGCGCCCGGCTCTGGCGCGCGCCCAACCCGCGCCCGCTCTACAACCTGCCCGCAGTGGCCAAGGCACGCGAGGTGGTGCTGGTCGAGGGCGAGAAGGCGGCCGACGCCCTCATCCGGGAAGGCCTCAATGCCACCACCGCCATGAACGGCGCACGGGCGCCGGTGGACAAGACCGACTGGTCGCCGCTCGAAGGCAAGGAGGTCCTGATCTGGCCGGACCGGGATCCGCCCGGCTGGGACTATGCGGAGAACGCCGCCCGCGCCTGCGTACAGGCCGGCAGCAGTTCTGTGGCCATTCTGGTGCCGCCAGCGGACAAGCCGGAAAAATGGGATGCGGCCGATGCCGTAGCCGAGGGCTTCGACGTCAAGGCGTTCATCGCCCAGGGCGAGCGGCGGATCATCAAGGACCCGACACCGCGATTGTCCACCTTCACGCTTGGCCAGTTGCTCGACGACGACTCGCCGCTGCCAGAAGACCTGATCGCGCCCCGGGTGCTCACTCCCGGTGGCCTGCTGGTGTTCGGTGGCGCGCCCAAGGTGGGCAAGAGCGACTTCCTGCTCTCATGGCTCGCGCACATGGCCGCGGGCAGCGACTTCCTGGGTCTGCGCCCGTCGCGTCCCCTGCGGGTGTTCTACCTGCAGGCCGAGGTCCAGTACCACTACCTGCGCGAGCGGGTGAAGGCGATCCGGTTGCCGGCGAGCCGGCTCAACCACGCCCGCGACAACTTCGTGGCCACGCCGCACCTGAAGATGGTGCTCGATGACGAGGGCGTTCATCGGGTGATCCCGGCCATCGAGGCTGCCTGGCCAAAGACGGGCGCGGACGTCATTGCCATCGATCCCATCCGCAACCTGTTCGACGGGGGCGATGCGGGCGGCGAGAACGACAACGCGGCGATGCTGTTTTTCCTGTCGCAGCGTATCGAGCGCCTGCGCGATGCCGTCAATCCCGACGCCGGCATCATCCTCGTACACCACACCCGCAAGCTCGGCAAGCGCCAGTTCGAGGAGGACCCGTTCCAGGCCCTGGCAGGCGCCGGCAGCCTGCGTGGCTACTACTCCACCGGGATGCTGTTGTTCCGCCCCGACGAGAGCCACACCACCCGCCAGCTGATCTTCGAGCTGCGCAACGGCCCGGCCCTGCCCATGAAATATGTGGACAAGGTCGGCGGCGAATGGATCGAGGTGCAGGCCAGCGATCGGCTGGTGATGCAGGACTATGGCGAACGCCTGGACGCCGAGCGGCGGCGCAAGCGCGACGTCATCTTACAGCTGCTCTTCGACGAGGCTGCCGAGGGACGGGTCTATACGGCAAACCAGTTCGCCGAGGCCTTCGAGGGCAAGGCTGGTCTCGGCGCCAACCGGACGATCAACGAGCGATTGGCCGTACTGGCCACCAAGGGTTACATCAAATTTTTCCGAAACCCGGAGGACTATGGCCTGCCGCCGCTGGCGCGCACCCGCTTTGGCTACCTGTGCGTCGAGGGCATGACCGTGCCCGGTCCCGAACGCATCGACGAGGAGACCGGCGAGATCGTCGCGACCGGGCTTCCCGTCCTGCCCACCCACTACAAGTGCCCGCAGACCGGCGCCGCGCTGCCGGTCGAGGACCCCACCGTCTGGATCTATCACGAGGAGGAAGATCGATGAGTTTGATGCCTTCCATCCGGCAGGTGAGATTCTCTGTCGGCGAAAAATCCAGTTTGCAGAGCAGTCTGCAAACTGGGGCAGTTTGCTGCAAACTGAAAAGGACCTGCAAACTGGATCTCAATGGAATCAATCAGTTGCGCCAGTTTGCAGTTTGCAGGGATCAGTTTGCGGCGAGCCCCTGCAAACTGAATTTTTCCTCTGTCTCATCAGCGAGTTACGCCAGAAATCCAGTTTGCACGAACTCCCTCCCCCCTACGGGGGGAGAGGAACACCCAGGTTCCTCTCCCCCGTGTCGTAGAGGTTCTCCGCTGGCCGCCGTGTCGGAGGGCCCGAAGGACGACGGTAGCCTGCTGGCGCTCGACCTCGGCACCCTGACGGGCTGGGCGGTCCGCACGCCCGAGGGTCGCATCACCAGCGGCACCGAGTCTTTCCGGCCGGGCCGCTTCGAGGGCGGCGGCATGCGCTACCTTCGCTTCCGGCGCTGGCTGGAAAACCTGAAGTCCGCCGTTGGCCCGATCGAGGCAATCTACTTCGAGGAGGTGCGCCGCCATGCGGGCGTGGACGCCGCCCACGCCTACGGCGGCTTCCTGGGCCAGCTGACCGCCTGGTGCGAGCACCAGCGCATCCCGTACCAGGGCGTGCCGGTGGGCACGATCAAGAAGCACGTCACCGGTTCTGGCCGCGCGGCCAAGCGGGACGTGATCGCCGCGGTGCAGGCCCGGGGCTTCCGGCCGACCGACGACAACGAGGCGGACGCCATCGCATTGCTGCTGTGGGTGATGGCCCAGCAGGAGGCGACCCCATGAGTGCCCCCAATCCGCATTACCGCTGTCCCTTGGGACGCCTGCAACCCGACCGTACCGATCCCGAAGCTATCAAGCGCGAGGGCTGGCGCGAACAGGGCATCCTGGTGATCTCGCCCGAGGACGA